GCAAAAAAGATTAGGGCATCTGCTGAAGTTGCAAATGCTGGCGGGTCAACTGGACAACCTACTCAAATTGATGCAGTCAAAGGATCTTTAAAATGTATATTAACTCTTGGCAAGAAAAAAAATTACTTATTTGATACAGGCGAACTTGGATTTGATATGAAAACTCAAAAGGGTGGACAAATTCATGGTCAATCCAGAAACTTCCAATACTCTAAAGAAAGAAATCTTGTACAAACAGACTTGACACCTAAAGGTAAAGATGCTGGCGCTAAGTTGGGTAAGGTATCTAGTGTTGCTTTAGATAAGTTTTTGAGTGGTTTGAATCTTAATCGCCCAACTTCTGCTGCAAAGCATCGTCACATTCCACCTGTGGGTAAATGGACTGATGATGATAAAAAATACTGGATTGGTTTGTATAATAAACTAAAAAATACTGATGTAGATTTTGGTGAGGTTGCTGTATATGAAAACAGTCAAAAGATTGCTGAGGGATTTGAATCCGTTTTAGACTATGCTATCAACTATGAAACTGAAAAGGCAGATAGAAGTTCTGGTGGTAGATTTTCTTCTAAACTAATTGCTATGGAATGGGCACATATATGGGTGCAGATTCAAAAGAAAAAGAAAACTAGAGAATGGTGTACTGCTTTATACTATGGTGCTAAGAAAGAATTTGGAGATTCCAACGGACCCTTCTTGAAGATTTACTAGAGACTATATAAAAACTGGCACAAGACCCCCACCATGGGGGTTTTTTCATGCTATTATATAAGGGTCAAGAAAACGCCCCTTATGCCCAATAAGCACCTAGAGCATATAGAAGACTCCATTTTTGATGGTCGTCGCGCTGCTTTATATGCTATCAAAGAAGCGTTGACTGCTCGGGAGAATATAAGTGTCAAGTATGATGGCGCACCTGCTATCGTTTTTGGCACCAATCCTGATAATGGTCGCTTCTTTGTGGGCACTAAGTCGGTCTTTAATAAAAAGAAAGTCCTAATCAACTATTCTCATGAAGACATTGATAAAAACCATAAAGGTAATGTCGCTGACATACTTAGGTTATGTCTTCGTTATCTTCCTAGGATCCCTGATATTGTACAAGCTGATTGGATTGGATGTGGCGGTGGTAGTGTTTATACTCCTAATACCTGCACCTATAAGTTTGATACTGCGATCCATCAGCAAATTATTCTAGCTCCTCACACTCGATATGATGAAGTTTCTCCAAACGCTGTCGGTCACCTTGGGGTTTATCTACCTTCTACATCGGATTGCCGCTTCGTAGATACTAACACTGCCAAGGTTGGTAACTTCAAATCATATGATCTGTTGCTGCAGATTGCTAGGCGCTTGCCTTTCGTAAAGACACCTGAGAATCGTGTCGAGATTTGTAAGCATGTCAACCGATTTGTCCGTGTAGGATCTGTCCCTAGTGCTGCTGTAATCTATGCTACGCTCCCTGATAAATATAAGAAGGAAGTGAATGTCGATACTTTTGAGGTTTGGCATCTCATCTCTGCCCTGAAAATGCGTCTGCTTGATTCTATTGTAGACTATAGTAATGTAAAATCCTTCATTGGCGATACTCCTGTCAATCATGAAGGGTTTGTTATTTTATCAGATAATCCATATAAAATTGTAGATCGCAACACCTTTAGTAAAGCAAACTTTAATTTAGATAAAAATTGGACGAATGAAAAAGTTTAGTGCTTTCCTATCAGAAGCAGCAAAATCGTTTGCTGCTCAGGACGCCGAAAAATTAGGACTCAAACATGTAGGATATGGTAACTATGCCGATCCTGCAGGTAATGTGACCCACAGGTCTGTTGATGGCAGACTTGTAAAGATGTCACCAGAAGAAATTAAAAAACAACAAAATGGATCTGGACAGGATACTGAAGAGGCACCAGCAGCGGAAGATGCAGGCTCAATATCTATTACATTTGGAAGATTCAATCCACCTACTGTTGGGCATGAAAAACTTCTTAAGAAAGTAAAGAGTGAAGCAAAGGGTGGTGCATATAGAATCTATCCTAGTCAATCTCAAGATCCCAAAAAGAATCCTCTCAGTCCTAATGAGAAGGTGAAGTTTATGAAGCAGGCATACCCAGATTATGCTGATGCTATTTCCACTTCACCAGAGCTTCGCACTATCTTTGATGTCCTTACTACTCTGAATGACGAAGGATATTCTGAAGTGAAGATTGTTGTGGGTGGAGACAGAGTTTCTGAGTTTAATTCTCTGGCACAGAAATATAATGGTGACCTTTATGAATTTGAGAATATTCTGGTTGTCTCTGCTGGTGATCGGGATCCCGATGCTGATGGCGTTGAGGGTATGTCTGCATCTAAGATGCGACAAGCTGCAGCAGAAGATGATTTCAATACATTTAAGTCAGGTATCCCTTCTTCGATGAGTGTCAAAGAGAAGGAAACTCTTTTCAAGGCAGTTAGAAACTCTATGCAAATGGAGTCTGCTGAAGATTTTTGTGATGCATCTTTTAACCTGCATGAAATTGCACCCAAGTTAGATCCTCAGGGTGTGCGTGAGGCATACTTTGAAAACAATATGTTTGGGGTTGGCACATTCGTAGAGAATATTAACACGGGTGTTGTTGGTAAAGTTGTCAGCAGAGGTGCTAACTATATCATCTATATTGATGAGAGAGAAACTGTATTTAGATCTTGGTTGAAAGATTTGGTGGAAAGAAATGACATCAAATATTTTGACTTCACACCTGCAGGTGAGATGGGTACAGATAAACTTGCTAACTATATGAGAAAACTCACCCCTGGTGAATTCATTCGCAAGATAAATAAAAAGGACAAGGACGCTTAGTAAAATGAATCTCAACGACTTACCAGATATGTCAGATGCACTGAAACAAGTGCAGATGTATGAAAAGAAGAAACTCGATCCCGTTGGTAAAGAAGACGGCGACATCGATAATGATGGGGACAAGGACTCCTCTGATTCATATCTTCTGAATCGTCGTAAGACTGTCACAAAAGCGATGGGTAAGAAGACTCACCTTTGTGCTAAGATGGTTAAGAAAGAGGGTAAAGAGTATCAGACTATTCCCGAGCAGCACACTATGCTTGAGGATGGCACGGTAACTCATTACGATATTACTGATGGCGAAACTATCCTTGAGAATGTCCCTGTCGAAGAATTAGAAATCCTGGTTGCTGAAGCGCATGAGCACTTCGATAACTACGATAAGAATGCTGAGGTTCTTGGTGAAGCAGGAATGCATAGAGATGCCAAGACTGGTGAGGTTGTAAGTAAGGCAGAGGTTGGTAAGACTTACTACCCTAATATGCCCAAGAAGAAAACTTCAGTTGCTCTCCGCAAAGAAAAGGAAGCAATGAAGAAAGAAGCATTTGCATTCTCCGAGGCAGAGTTGGAGGAATTGGCACTGCATGAGGAAGAGATCGATGCTCTGACCGATGAGCAGTTGATTGAATTCTTTGAAGAAGCAATTCTTGAGATGGCAGAAGATGATCAGGATCTGATCGAAATCTGTGAGCACCTTGAGGAAGTGGAAATGCTTTCTGAGGATTACTATGATTCTGCAGTAAAGGCATCTAAGGCAGCATCTAAGACACCTGAAGCAAAAGCAGGTCGTCGCAATCTGCGTATGCAGCGTCTGAAGAAAGCAGCTTCTGGTGCTGCTAAGAAAGTTGGTAGTGCTGCTAAGGCAGCAGCAGCGAAAGCAAAACCTGTTGCTAAAGCAGCAGCAAAAGGTGCCGCTCGTGGTGCTGGTTACGCTGCTGGTCTGGCAAAGCGTGCTGCTAAGTCTGCTAAGTCTGAATTTGCAAAGGGTAAAGAGCGTGGTGAGAAGGGCAGTGGTGGATCTTCCTCCAGCAGCAAACCTGCATCGTCCTCTTCATCCTCTAGCAGCGATGATGATGGCACTGATGGTAAACTCGATAGCGTATTGAGCAGCATCAGAGGATCTAAAGGCACAAGTTCTGGCGGTGGAAGCAGCAGTGCATCGTCTGGTGGCGGGGGTAAAAAGAAGGGTCCTGGTCTGCTAAGAAAAGCAGGTAGACTTGTTAAGAAGGGTTTGAAGAAAGCAGTTGGTAAGACTTCTCGTCTTATCTCCAAGGGTAGCGATAAACTTGCTAAGCGCCTTGGCGAAGATTATGATAAGATCGCCCACCTACACGAGTCTGGTCTCTTCTCCATTCAAGAGATTGAGAATGTAATCGAAGAAGGTTACAAGGAGATTGACCGCTCCAAGGAAAACAAAATGTATCGTC